TTTTCTTCTAAGTCCACTCTAAGCCTTTTCCTACGTAAGTAGAGACTAACATTTAAAAATTACTACTCTTCTAAGTTTACTTCTAAGTTAACTAAGTAGTTTTTATATTGTTTGTTTTTTATATTGTATTTACTTAGGAACTGCTAAGCAGTTTTTTCTCCTTAGTACAACTATTATACCATACTTATTAGATTTTGTCAAGTAATATTTTACTATGATGTTCACTGTGTAGCACATTATGTACAATACCTGTCTATTTTGTGTACTATAGTTAACACTTCTATGCGGGTCTACCCAGTAAACTAGCACGTATTCCGCAAGTGTAGCTAACTAGCCTTTATTATTCACTATCGTAGCTCATCTTCTGTTATCTTCTACGATTACTAACTCATTGATTTATATAGTATTCCTTATCTGTTGTCTTCTGTCGTTAACTTCTTCTAATATGCTCAATTATTAAGCACTTCTTAATTTAACTTTTTAGGTGTTTCAGAGGGTTATAACGTACTAGATTGTTGCGAGAGCCCCCTCCCCCTAGCATACTTTCGAGCATATGTCAATAGGTAGTTTCCCTAGTTGACAAATGAGAGATGTGGGAGTATAGTAGTGTCCCTCTATAGCACCAGGCATTAGGGTTTATCCCTATAGACATTCTGTAGCATTCTGTTATTATCTAATCATCAACACAGGAGGTAATACAATGCAAACTAAACCATTTATTAACATGTTTGGCACTGAAGTACAATTGACTAGAGACCAGTTTATTGAACGTTGGGAAAACAAAACAGAAGGTTTTATGGGTTTGTTTTTAGACCATGGTAATGCTTCACAATTGATTGATTTTAAGAACGAAGTTAAGCGTATGGCAGGCATGGAATGGGATAACAGTAAGTAAGGGTTTGCCCTAGTTGACTAAATCAGTTGACTAGGGTATTATTTAAACACTACAGGAGGGTTTAACATGCAGATAGAATTAGGAATTGAGGATCGTCGATTATTGTTACAAGGTATTTGGAAAGAACTAACCCATTACCAGGGAATTATTGATGACAATAAAGGACATGCAATAGCATTAGAGCATGCAAGTAATATGCAAAAGAAGTTATGGGTTTTAGAAGAGAAAATGTTAGGTAATCATCATTTAATTGGGAAGGGTTAATTAATTTAGTAGGTATATCTAGGGTTTTACTTGACTGTTTCAAAACCCTAGAGTATATTTATTAATAACGATGGAGGAGTAAATGCAAGTACATTTAACAATGAAGAGCAGCAATACTAAGACTGGTAAAATACCAGTAAGCACTACTAGTAAGCATTCATGCCCAGATACATGTTCTTTTAAGGATGGTGGTTGTTATGCACTAGACTATCACCTTAATATGCATTGGAATAAAGTAACCAATGGAGAGCGTGGTACTGATTGGGATACGTTTTGCACTACTGTATCAGGTTTTAAACCTAATCAATTATGGAGACATAATCAAGCGGGAGACTTACCAGGGCAAAACAATTTAATCGATACTGTAAAGCTTAAAGCATTGGTACAAGCTAATCAAGGTAAAAGAGGGTTTACTTATACCCATTATCCTAGATCAGGTCAAAATGCTATAGCTATCAAGCAAGCTAATGCTAAAGGGTTTACAATCAATGCAAGCACTGAAAGCATAGCAGAAGCAGATCAAGCATACAATGAAGGGTATCCCACTACTGTAGTATTAGAAGGTCATAGCGACGCTGTAAGCACGTTTAAAACCCCTTCAGGTAATACAGTGGCAATATGCCCAGCACAATTAAAAGACAATGTAACTTGTGAGACTTGTTCATTGTGTCAAAAATCAGAGCGTAAAGTTATTGTAGGATTTATCGCTCATGGTAGTAGTAAAGCAAAAGTAATTAAGATTATAGCAACTAAGGGTTAATACCTATAGACAATGTAATAAATTGTAGTATACTTGTATCATCAACTAAGCAAAGGAGAATTAAAAATGTTAGTATTCAAATACGCAAGTAAGAAAGATTTAAAAGCTAGTGTAGGTCAACGATTAAAGTATATAGAGACTAGTATTTTTGGTAATGAATATGTCAGTACAGGTAAAATAGTAGGTGCTAATCGTCCGCATATGACAGGAATGGGAAGAGAGTTTTTCGCAGAAGTTACTATGAATGATGGTTTAATTGTAGGAGTTAAATAAGATACTATAGGGGTTTTCCCCTATAGACAATGCAGTAATTTATGATAGAATGTATTTAACTTAGGAGGGTTTAATTATGATGGATACTTATCAAGCAGTAGGATTAGCAGAGGGATTTATTGAAGCAGATACAGAAGAGCAAGTACTAGAAGCATGGCAGACTTTAGTAGATACTGGTATGGCATGGCAGTTACAAGGGTGGTTTGGTCGTACTGCTAGACATTTAATTGAGGAGGGTTATATTCATGGTTAAAGGATTTGATATAGGATTGACTGAAAGACAGGGTAAACTAGTGGAAGAAGCATTAAGAAAACACTTGACATTCTTAAATGAACAGCGTACACTAGCTAATATGTTAGGCGATGGTAAGATGTCGCTAGAGTATGATAGTAGTGCTAATGTGGTGCGTAATACTTTGGCACAAGTTAAAGACGGATTGTATAGTATTCAAAAGGAGAATGTATAATGTTATTTTCAGTGACAATTAAAGTAGACAATGATGCGTATCACAATCAGCCAGTGCAATACCAATTGATTGATAACCTAAAGGATATCATAGCTAAGCTTGAAGAAGCTAATGACTGGGGTACTGTGCGTGATGTTAATGGTAATAGAGTAGGTGATTGGAGTTTAGAATGAGTAAGATTAATTTAGAATTAATTTGGAATGCCTTGCATTTTTATAGAGAACATGGTATACCAGAAGGAGTACAGGAATATGATAACGAATGGAGTGATATCTGTACAGAAATGGCATGGATTGCAGAGGATCTAAACATTGAGGAGGAATTAGAATGAGCGTATGTAATCAGATTAAAGAGATTGTATTTGATGGTCGTAAGCCTAGCTATGCTCAGGTAATGAGGGCAGTAGGGGAAGAGATAAGTAAGGGTAATACTGATATCACTGTGCTTTGGGGTGAGAATTGGGTAGACTTATTATTTGATCATAGAGTTAATCAATGGTTTGGTAGTGGGTGGATCAGGGATATTGATGGGTCATATATTGCTGAGGAATTGAACGAGATTAGAGCAGAAGCAATTAAGAACATACTAGGGAGGGCAGCATAATGAACCGATACAATAACGATAGTTACTATGAACCCGAAGACGAGCTAACTGAGGAGGAACTGGAGGAGCTAGAGCTTGAGCTAGATGAGACGGACTTTATCGATGAGGATGATTGGTATGATTAATAACGAAGACAAGTACATTAAATATATTTTATGGTTTGCCCTTGCTTACTTTGGTGGACATGTGCTATACTATATAGGGTTAGAATTATCTTGTTACTTATACGGAGTACTACAATGAGAAAGCTATATAAGATTTTAGATTATGATGGTTCAGTTGTTAGAATCTTTGGTTATAAAGAAGAGGCTGAGAGATTCCTAAGACTAGATAAAAGCTTTAAGATTCAAGTACTTATGATGGAGAAGAAGAAAACTGTAGACAATAAATTTAACTGGGCTTATAAAATTTTAGGAGATGCACTAATATGAGATGCTATTGTTGTAATAAAATGCTGTCAGACTTTGAAGCCACTCGTAAGAGTGTACATACGAATGAATACCTGGACATGTGTAATAAATGTTACGCTACTGTCAGTGATGACTTACTAACTTATGAAAGAGCAGACCTATACGATGAAGACGAAGATTACGAAGGAGACGAGGGACTGGATAGTAACGAGTATGATTCATTTAATCGTATGGATAATAGGGTTGACAATGATATTTAAATATGTTATACTATCTACTAAGTAGTTATCTATATAGATAGTTTTTTATATAGTATTATATTAATATAACTTAGGAGTTAAACTTAGGAGTAACTATGGAAGATAACTATCAAGAAGAAATGCATTACCACTTTGCAATACAAAACATGATTGATTGTGCTGGTCGCTATGGTATCGATACAGTCTTACAAGATATCGTTGATGCCTGGAACTTTAAACTAAAGCAACACGATACCACTGCTGAGTTCAGCTATGAATAAACTTGTTGATGAAGCACCATTCCACCCAGGATATGAGGACGCAGTAGTTAACCCTACTCCTAAATACACTGGATTAGATCCTGCTAAGATGATTTGGAAACCTAAGCCATTGACTGAGGAAGAGATTGAAAATCTTAGGGAATATCATGGAATAAATGAGTGGCTGTATGAAACTAGCGTTATTGATTTTGCTAGAGCAATTGAACATAGACATGGGATAAAATGAAAACAGATAGTAACTTTTTGAAACACATACCTTGCAGTACCTGCGGATCTTCAGATGCTAACAGTATCTATGATGATGGGCATGAGTACTGTCATAAGTGTGGAACGTATAAGAAGGGCTCAGAGGCGATGGTTCAGGCTGTCCTAAGGGAGGGTATCACCGCACCTACGAACTCGTCTCCTAAGCAGTTTAAATCAGTCCTAGAGGCATTGGCAAATGTAGAAGCTACCCCAGTTGTAGAGCGTGGTATATCTACACAGACTATGCACTTCTTTGGTGCAGGTTCTGATGGTACTAGTTACTACTTTCCATATTGTGATATGACTGGTAAGGTAGTGGCTGCTAAGACAAGGTCAATGACTGAGAAACAATTCAGTGTGATGGGTGACTGGAAGGAAGCAGTGCTCTTCGGACAGAACAAGTTTACTCCAGGTGGTAAGGCTATCACGATTACTGAAGGTGAGTTTGATGCACTGGCATGCTATCAATTGACAGGTTCTCGCTACCCAGTGGTGTCCATCCGTAATGGTGCTACGTCCGCATTGAAGGATTGTAGAGCAAGCTTCGAGTACTTGGATTCCTTTGATAAGATTGTTATCTGCTTTGATAACGATGAACCTGGACAGCAAGCAGCGAATCAGGTTGCTGAATTATTTGGCAGTAAAGCACACATCTTTAAATTCCCTAAGCAGGAACTCAAGGATGCTAATGATTACCTGATCCAGGGATTGGTGAAGGAGTTTGTTGAGGAGTGGTGGAACGCAGAGAAGTATGTACCTGATGGTATCGTAGCAGGATCTACCTTGTGGGATCTAGTAAACCAGCCAGTTGAGAAGGCTGAAGTACAGTATCCGTATCATGGTATGAATAACCTTACCTATGGTATTCGCTTAGGAGAACTCGTTACAATTACTGCAGGATCTGGACTAGGTAAGTCTCAGTTTATGCGTGAGATTGTGTGGCAGATTCTTAATAAGACTGAGGACAACATTGGTCTCATGTTCTTGGAGGAGTCGGTCAAGAAAACTGCTAAGAGTTTGATGTCACTTGCTGCAAATAAACCACTACACTTACCTGATTGTGACGCTGAAGAGGAGGAACTTAGACATGCATTTGATGCTACCCTTGGAACTGATCGTGTATTTTTGTTTGATCATTTTGGGTCTACCGCCATTGACAATATTATCAACCGAGTACGCTTCATGGCAAAAGGTCTCAATTGTCGTTATGTATTTCTTGATCACGTATCGATTGTGGTATCTGCTCAGGAGAATGGCGACGAAAGAAAAGCATTAGACGAGATCATGACTAAGCTTCGTACCATTGTGCAAGAGACTGGCATTGCTTTGTTTGTTGTGTCTCACCTTAAGCGTCCCGAATCTAAGGGGCATGAGGAAGGTGCTGCTACATCCCTAGCACAGCTACGTGGTTCAGGTTCTATCGCTCAGCTATCAGACATGGTGATTGGATTAGAGCGTAACGGACAGCATGAGGATGAGATCGAGCGTAACACTACCTACGTCCGAGTACTGAAGAATCGTTTTAGTGGTTTAACTGGGTTAGCTTGTCGCCTATTGTATCGTCGTGATACTGGTAGGATGAACGAGTTGCCTCCTGAAGAAACTAAATTATAAGGTTGCCAACATGGAGAAAGTATGTTATAATAATGGTATCAAATGGGGAGGTACAGTACTATGTTTAATTGGAATAGGGTTAACTAGCTTCAATGTATATCCCCTTAATATATTATTTGGACTTGTTGGATCAGGCTTGTGGACTTATGCTGGTATATTGCAGCGTGATATACCTTTGATCCTGGTTGAGGCTGTAGCAGTTGCCCTGTACTTTGCAGGGGTGGTCTCTTATGTAACATATTCGTTGCATAAGTGGCTTTAACGTAACATTTATATTACATTAAGGAATGATATGAGTTTAATGCAATTGCCTAAGGTAATCGATTCAGTCAATGAACTGGGTGCTAAGGTTGCTAAGTTAGAACTGATGGTTAAAGAATTACAAGATGCTTTTGTGATGGCTACCCAGCAGACTATCGTTAAAGAAGTTGAGAAGCGTACTCCTAAATCTAAATGAAAGATGCTATCGTCTTCGTAGCTATGCTGCTAGGACTTATGGTAGGGTACGCTGCTAACGAATACCGACACATGTTAGAACACATCGAGTGCAACAGTTATAACACTAGACATTCTTTGTGGGTTGGTTATGTGGCGAAGGATGAGCA